TCGAGATATCGGTCGGCGCCGTATCCTCCATGTGCAAGGTCGCCTGGTCCGAAATTTCGAACCGCGGCCCGTCGCCGGTGACACTGACAAAGTCGGCCGCGTCGACGACGATGACCGTGCCGAGCGGCACCGTACCGGAGTCGATGACAGGCCAACCGCCCAATGTGCCGCGGCTTATCTCGTCGCGGAACGGGAACACGCCGGCGCCCGGTGCCGCGACCAGGCCGATCGAATTGACCTGTTGCGGATTCATCAACCACACCGGATTCCGCACGTTGCCGAGCGTGCCGGTGAGCAAGGCGCCGGTGAGTTGCTTGATATCGCCGGTCAACGCATTGAAGCCGCCGCCGGCGGTTGGTGTCAGGCCGGAAATGCCGTTGAGGATGCCGGCCGGCCGGATCGCGGTCGCCGCATTGGCGTCAATCAGGACGCTATCGAGCGCGATCGCCGTATCGGTTTGCACCGCGTCGCGCAACAATCCCTGGATCGCCGGGATCGAGTGCTCGTCGATCTCGCGCGTCCATGTCGTGATGACCGCCATTTTTTTCGGCGTGAGGGTTTGCGACGTGAAAGCGCCCTGGCGGACGGGGATCGGCAAGCCTTCGCCGACGAACGAGCCGGCGATCGTTGGCGTGCGCGACCGCGTCGGGATGATGATTTTCCCGTTGCGGCCGAACGTCAGCGACAAGCCCAAACCGGAAAAGCGCGGAAAGATTGCTTTCGGATAGAGCGTTGCCATGAAGTCGACGACGATTTGCTGGACGAGCTCGGCGGCCCATCCGGCGACGGTCGTCATCGCCATATTGCTCGCGGCCCTGGTTTGCCAATCGAGCACCGCCCGCGTCGGCTCGTCGTCGCCATAGACCGCGCGACAAATCTCGTCGACCGATTTGCGCTCGCGTTGCGCGACTGCCATCAAGGCGCCGGCGCGACACAAGAGATCGAGCGGCGAGAGTTTTTTCGCCGCCACGTTGAACGGACGCGGCGGTTGCACAAGCGCGCTCGAGCCGTTGGCCTTGGCGGCAAGAGCCGGGATGATCGCGCGGCCGCCGTCACTGGATTGTGCGCCGAGGTTTTTCTCGGAGTCGCGCAAGGCCGTCATGAGCTTTTGCTCGTGCTCGATATCGGCGTTGGCTTTGCCGATCGTTTCCATATCGGCGTCGGTATAGTTGCCGTCGCCCTTGGCGTCGTGGAACGCGGCGAGCTCGTCCTTTTTCGCGAGCAACCGCTTTTCCGCCTCGATGATATTTTGAGCAAGCGTTGACATGGTTGTCGTCTTTCGTTTCGGAGAGGTTTCGGCTTGCTTGCCTTTGGTCGTGTTGCGCGTCGTGTTCCTGTTGCCGTGCTTGGCAAACACCAGGCGCAAGGTATCGTCGGAGACTTTCAGAGACTTGGCGATTGCGAGCGCGTTCGGATTCGCCGGGATGCCGACGAGGCTGCACTCGATTAGCTTTTGCTTGATGTATTTGAACGGGCCGAAATACTTGTCGGCTTTTTCGTCCATTGGCTGTTTTTCAACCGGCTTAAAGCCGACGCTCACGGCTCTTAGGATGCCTTGCCTAACGAGGCTACGGAGCTCATTGATCCGGTCGCTGGTATTTTCCTCGGCGAGCGCGAGCGTCCCGCGCAACGCGCCCTTTTCGACGCGCACGTTTTTCCATGTGCCAATGGGAAAATCGGTGTCGTGATTAAAAAAGGCGGCGGGATGCTCTGTAAATTCGTCAAGCATCCAGCCGTCGACCTTTATCACTTCGCCGAGGCGGTCGACCGTCTCGTCGCTCATGACAAATGCCAGCCCGTCGACGCTTTTCGAAATGTGCGTCTTGCGGACGATCGCACCGCGGCCGCCGGCCTTTTCGTCCTGGGCGTCGTCCCAGATGTTTTGACAGGTATCCTCGTCGGCGTCGGACGTACAGCGATCCATGAAATCCATGTAATTTTCGTCGTCATCCGGCGGATCAATGTCGGGCATGGTTTGCTCCCATCAACAACAATTCCAGACGCCGGATAACCAGACGCCGAGGACCGTCGCGGCGCCGAGCGCGAGCACGAGCACGAGCCAGCCGCCGTTATTCATTTCTTGCGGTTGGGGGTTGGCGCGCCCATCGCCGCGGCACCGGCGGCCGCCTCGATCGCTATGGCGAATTTGCAATCCTCGCGCTGGTTGACCGGATGGTCGCGCGAGCCCGAGCGCAATTTGACAAAGGCGAGCGAGCGGACCCATCGCCCTTCGATGACGATGCCGGTGTCGGGCGTCGCGGTGACGGTGATCTCCTCGCCCTGGTCGTCGAACAGGTCGTTATAGAGATCGCCGTTGCTCGATACCTGAAACGTCAAATTTGCCTCGGTGAACTCTTGCGGCACGGTGATCCGCACGATCTCGCCGGCCGAGCAATCAACGCCCTCGGACAGCGATTCACCGCGCGGGATGGTCGGGCCGTCGATGATTTCAAGCGACATAGCGAGCTCCTTTGTTCAACCGATCAATGTGGAAAAGTCGACGACCTGGCGGAGCCGGTCGCGCGCGCGCAAGCCCATGAGCATCGCCAGCGCGACCGCGCCGTCGATACGGAATCGGCTCTTGTCCTTGTCGAGCTTGCGGCCGCCGGCCGGGTCCATGACCGCGATCGCGTTCGCCATGTTCCAGGTCAGGCACGGATTGTTGGGATGGATGAGCTTGCGGTCGACGACCGCGCTTTCGAGCGCGTCGATCGCCGGCGCCATATCCTTGAAGCCCTGGCCCCACGGCACCAGGCGCAAGCCGTCGCGCGGCAATTCCTTGCTCGGCTTGCCGGGATCGTCGTCGCCGGCGGCCTTGTACGCCTTGAAGCCGATACGATCGAACTCGCGCAACAAATCCTCGATGCGCCAGCGATCGTAGGCGAGCGCGCGGACGTGATAGCGCCCGGTCAATTCAGCGATCCGCCGGGCGATCGCTTCCTTGTCGATTGATTTGCCCGGCGTGGTTTCGATGTATCCCGCGTCGGCCCATTGGACGTAGCGGAGGTTGCCCGATCCGAAATCGCGGAAACTTTGCTCGGCAAGTTGCTCGGCGGGTTTCCAGAAAAACGGTTGAATACGCGCGACGTCATCCGCCGAGCCCATGAGCAAGGCCGACAGGTCGAGCGTGTTCGAAAGATCGAGCGCAAGGTAAACCGTCTCCCCTGGCGTGAATTGTGCCTCGCCGGCGCACGCCATCCATTCGGCGCGGCTTATGAGGATCGAGGCCGGCGATACCCGTTGATTGAGCAACAGGTTTCTGACTTTGGGCTCCTCGGCCGGCATCCGCTCGGCCTTGACGATCGCGGCGGCGAGGTCGTCAACGTCGCGGAAAAGACCGAGCGCCGGGTTGGCCTTTTTCCATTGCCGCCGGTCGCCGAGCTCGCAATTTTCATCCGCGGCGTGGAGTTGGCAAACGATGGTCGGATCGACGCCCGAGAGCCCGTCGTCGATCAATTGCGACATGATATGTTCGGGATCGTTCGATTGCGTCGAGAGCGTAATAAACAGCGGCTCGCGGCACGCGCCGAAACTCGTATCGAGCACGTCGTAAAGATCGCGGTTTTTCGCTTGCGCGAGCTCGTCGTAAATCACCAGGCTTGGCAAATAGCCGTGTTTCGTTCCGGCCTCGGACGAGATCGCCCGATACACCGAGGCGGTCGAGCGGCCGATCATGGTCTTGCGCGACGGCACGATCTCGACCTCGTGCGCGAGCTCGGGCTCGGACTCGACGATTTGCTTGGCAAACTTGAAAATAATTCCGGCCTGGTCGGCATCGTTGGCGGCCGAGTAAATCTCGCCGTGCGGAATACGCTCAGGCCCGCATAAATGCGCGAGCGCAATACAGGCAATCAGCGCCGTCTTGCCGTTCTTGCGCGCCATTGACAGGATCGCGCGGCGCACGACCCGACGGCCGTCGGGCAATGACGGCTCGTAGATATCGCGGATAAACTTTTTCTGCCAGGCTTGCAGCTTGAACGGTTGCCCTTGCCCGTTGCCGCTCGGCACCGTCAATTTTTCAATAAAGCGGATGACCTTGCGCGCCCGCTCCTTGCCGGCCGCGGTACGCTCGACCTTGGCAAGCATGGATCAGGTCGCGACGAGCCCGTCGAACTTGCCGGCCTTTTTCACCGGGCCGGCGGCAAGCCGCGTGCGCGCCAGCGGTGTCATGCCGAGTTGCATCGCGTATTTCACCATTTCGCACGATGCCCTGGCGGCAACGCCGACGATCGGGTTGGCGATGATATGGCCGGCGTCGTTGCGCGCCGCCAAACCGGAAAATTTCGGATCGTGCTCGGCCATCGCCTTGATCGACCGCTCGGCGATGAGCCAGCGCGCATAAGCCGAGCAATAGGCGGCGAGTGTGTTGACGTCGACGAGCGTCAAAAGCCCGAGCCGGTAGAGCTCGGGCGCGACGCGGCGCCATTCGATCACCGCGTCGGGGAGCAAATAGTCGGGCGGATCGGGGATGCTCGCGAGCGCGATCGGCTCAAGCTCGGGCTTGAGCCGTTGGTGTCCTGGATTGCCGCGCAAAAGCTTGAGCTTGACCGGAACGGGCGCGGTCATTTGTGCAACGGTGCTCCGAATGTTTGCCAACCAAGCAAGCCGAACAAGACGAATAGCAAGACGGTCGACCCGCCGACGGCATAGACGCCGCCGACGTAACCGAAATGCGTGAGCAAGCCGAACACGGCCCATATCAACATGAGAATCCAGAACGCGAGCCCGAGCGTCATGCGATTTCCTCCATCGAGGTTTTCCGTAGTGTCAACGGCGCCGAGCGGGAAACGATCGCCGGCAACCGCGGCGCGACTTTCGCCGACCTTCGAAGCAATTTCAGTAACTTAGGGCTAAATAAGGAAACTAGGCGGCCGGTCGCGGGCCGTTGCGCGTGGATGGTCGCAACCGCCCCCCCACCCTTTGCGTGACAGGACAGCCCGCCGACCATCCCGCTAGGCTGGACTAGTCTCGTGCATTGGATGGATGACGCGGATCGGTCGGCCAACC